TCTGGCAGATCGAGCTTGGGTCTTCGTTGTTATAGACTAGCCCCATCCCCTCCCATCCTGGGGGGTGGCACTCTAGGGGCTTAACTTCGTCAGGTGTCCCATTGCAGTCGTTATCTAATCCGTCGCATATCTCGTCGGATGGAAATACGACTTGTTCACATTCTCCCCAAGCGTCACCGAGGCAGGTGCTAATGCCGTATTGACATTCTCCGAGATTCTCTTCGATGCGGCAGTTACGCGCCTGATCAATCTCGCATATTGGGGGCGGTGTTTCTGGTAGAGGCTCGGGGGGTACAGATGTGGGCGGGTCTTCTCCACAGGAGAGGAGGGGGAGGAGTAGGATTAGGAATAACCCATAACTCTTCATCTGTACTTCATGATTTTACCCCAGTAATTGAGGATTGTTGCTTAGATAAATCATTAGTATCTGTAGCGTGTTTACGCTGGTGTATAGGGCGATGCTGCAAAGGGCGGCGAGTCTTGCTAGGAGGTGGTCCCTACCAACCCACAGTACCCAGCAGCACGCAGACGTAATTGCTATTTTAAGTAGGGCGAAGCCGGTGATTCCCCCGAGTTCATACGCCGCGTGCATAATCGGGTTGCCTTCCTCGATTTCTCCCCCACCAATCCATAAAGCGGTGAGCCCTAAGTCGAGCATTCCGAGGGACCAAACTATAGCGAGAGCGACGATGTGGGTCGTGTTCTGGTGCGGATCAGACGACTTTGGTTTCTCTGGCGGTGTTTTCTTTTTGAGGGTGTACCTGTACTCAACCTCCCGACGAATCCGGTAGCGTTGCATAGGTGCCCTAGCGTGTACCACGCTAGGCAAATAAGCGTTGTCATCCATGACAAATCTTGCCCAAATGTGTTTCCCTGACGGGTACTTTAGAGCTTCGGGTAAAATACCCGTGCGAGTCAAATCTCAATGACTGTATATAGTTGTGCCTGTATTCTCATATTCGTAAAAAACTAATAACTTGTTGGCACTTGACTTCCCCCTACCTGTAGAGATAATCCTTGAATCAGTCATCCTTTGGACATTCTTGTGGTGTGAATAGTCTGTATGCGTAATCGGCCTAGTCAGGGTAAGCTGACGGAACTCATTAATACTCGTAAACGCTTCGACAAATTCATGGCGGATTTGTGGGAGCACAAGGTTGTAGCCTGTGACACAGAGACGACTGGGCTAGAATTTTTCAGGCATGAGCTATTAGGCTTCTCGTTCTCAATTTCTAGCACTAGGAACGTATATATTCCTATTTTGCATAATACCGGCGAGAAGGTTCTCAACGCGGAGTATGTATTGGGGAGGTTGCGGGAGTGGTTTGCCCAGGATGACATAACAACCGTATGGCATAATGCGAAGTTCGACCTGTTGTTTTTGCGGGCTGCGGGGATTGATGTGGGGGGCACGCTTCATGACACCATGCTGCTGCACTTCATGCTTGATGAGAATGGCAGTCATAAGTTAGAGACTTTAGCTATTCGGCATCTGCCGGAAGCAGATGGGTGGAAGGACGTTATTCCCCATCAGTTGAAGCTGACGGCCCGCCAGAGGAAGGTCAAAATGGCCGACCTCAATTATGGTCATATACCGTTGGATATATTGGGTGAATATGCCGCTCTTGATGCGCGGTTTACTTACCTATTGTACTCCCGGTTTATTGACCAATTAGAGAGCCATCCCCACTTCTCTGGGCTTTACACATTAGAGATGGATTTGTTGCGGGTTCTTTTTGAGAAAGAGTACCGGGGGGTGTATATAGACGAGCCGTATTTGCATGATCTGTCAGGTACGCTACGAGAGCGTATTGATGAGGTCGAAGATGAGTTCCAGCAGATTGCTGGGCGTCTTGTGAATATGAACTCCCCCAAACAACTAATCGAATTATTCGATGATCATGATATTCCTGTTCTAAAGCGGACTGCCAAGGGGGCACCTTGTTTAGACCGGGGCACTCTTCTTCGTCTTGCTGATGTCCATAAGGCTCCTTTAGCCAAGCTCCTGTTGGAACATCGAAAGGCCCGTAAGATCCTTTCAACATATTCCGAGGCGATACCTCTCAAGTTGGATACGGAGAAGCGGTTACACACCACATACCGGCAGGCGTCCGCTAGATCATCTCGGTTATCGTCGGCTAACCCTAACTTACAGAATATTCCTAGAGGACCAGAGATTCGTAGAGCATTCGTTCCGCCGAGTGATGAGTACGTCATCGTCTGCATAGACTTTTCGCAGATCGAGTTACGCCTCACGGCACACATGTCACAAGACCCAAAGATGCTTAAAAATTATGGGGCGGGGGGTGACATTCACATGATGACTGCAATGGGCTTGACTGGTAAGCCTGCGTCGAAGGTCACGAAAGAGGAGCGTACAAATGGGAAGGTGACGAACTTCTCTGTGTTGTATGGGGCGGGTCCACGGACGTTGGTTGAGACTGCGTTTACGGGATATGGGGTTAAGTGGACTGAGAAGCAGGCCAAGGGCTATATCGACCAGTTCTATAAGCATTACCGTGGTGTTCGTCGGTGGAAAACTGATCTAGAGCGGAAGATTCGGATGCAGGGCTATGTGGATGACTATTTCGGTCGGAGGCGGCGGGCACCAGATATTAAGGATGTTTCTATTGAGAAGTGGAAGCGGGAGAGTAGGGTGCGTTCATTAGTGAACTTCACTATCCAGAGCCCTGCCGCGACGATGTTGAAGCGGTCAATTGTGCGGGTGGATAATCTGCTCAAGGAGGAAAACGCCAAGACGAAGATGTTCCTGAATGTGCATGATGAGATTGCGTTCTATCTGCACCAAGACGAGTTTTATCTTCTCCCCGAGATTGTCCATGAAATGCAGGATTGGGATTTTGATATTCCCATTCTTGTTGACGTGGACTGGTCTGAGAAGTCTTGGGGGGACAAGCGTGGACTGGCTGATTAGGAGGAAACATGAATAAGCCAGAAGTGATTGAGGCACTGTCGGATGCGACGGATTACAGTAAAACTTTATGTAAGGAGATGTACGAGGCTCTTGAGTCGGTATTGCGGGTTGAGTTGATCGACACCGGAGCCACGAAGCTATTTAATCTAGGCACATTGTCGGTTAAGACGCTTGGTAAACGTCGAGGGAGAAACCCCCGTACTGGTGAAGAGATCACAGTTGGGCCGACTAATGTGGTTCGATTCAAAGCAAGTGTGGGTATTCGTAAGGACATTCAGCCTAAGAAGAAGCGTCGTGGGCGACCACCCAAGAAGGCGTCAAAACGTGTGGGGTAAAGTATGCGTATCGAAATCGACGGGCAGACCTATGATTTGGTCCCTGACCAAGACACTAAGATTGATGGGGGGGACTTAGACTCTGAGTTTATCGGGCTCCCTGCGTTGCTACACCAGTACGGGTTTCTGGCGGCTCACGCTCGCGCAGAGGTTGATGGGCAAAAGTACGCTATGGAGCGGCTGTATGCCATCGTTGATGCGGAATCTCGGCAGGAGGCTGAGAGGATGAACGTCAGGATGACAGAGAAGAAGCTAGAGAACACGGTCATTACTGATCAGCGGTATCAGCAGGCGAAACTTGCGTACATTGAGGCACGCAAGAAGGCAGGACTTTTGGGTGCGGTGCTCGATGCACTCAATGCCAAGAAGGACTGTCTCATCTCACTTGGGGCGAATTATCGCTCATCTGGGGGGACCGGACCAAGGATACTTAATCCTGTTGACACTCAGCAATTTGAGCAGGATACTGTCGGTCTTCAACGTGAAAAAGCAAAACAAGTAGTTGCTGAATCACAAAAGAAGCGTACCAAACGGAAGCCAGTTAGAAGGAGTATTAAACATGGCTAAGAAGCAACCTAAGAAGCGTACTCGTCGATCCGTAAATCTTTCTGTTATGGAGGACAAGCGTAAGGCTCAGAAAGCCCGATCTACTCGGACAGATTTCTGGAAGCCCGAGAACGGGGTTAACAAGATCCGTATCTTGCCACCTTGGGCAGATGGGGGTGTTAATGAGGGGATGTTCTACCGGGAGTTATACATCCACTGGAATATTCCTCCTGGGGCTGAGAACCAATCATTCGCGGTGTGTACTCGGAAAACCGAGGGTGCTGACGGTAAGTGTTACCTCTGCGATGAGGTAGACCGCTTGTACTCTGGTGGGTCGCCAGAGGACATTCAGATCGCCAAGGAAATCCGCTCACGACAGCGATTCTTCTCAAACGTCATTGATATGAATGACACGGAAGATGATATGGGCAATCCCAAGATCCAAATCTTCGCGTATGGTCCGAAGATTTTCGAGGGGATGCTCGCGTACTTCTGTGACTCAGAGTACGGGGATCTTACTGACCCAGATGATGGGTTCGTCGTCATCATTGAGCGCGAGGGCAAGGGTCGGGATACGACGTATCAGGTCCGCTGCTCTCGTAATCCTTCCTCCTGGGAGGATCAGGGGTGGGACGAGGACTTCATCTTTGATGGTCTGAAAGACCTCGATGCTCTTGATGAGGTTAGCGATTACTACGCACTCAAATCGTATTCATCCCAGAAGTCGTTGTACATCGGGTATGAAGAGGAAGAGGTGCAGCAGTTAGAAGCTGACGATGAAGAGGAAGAGGAAGACTTCGATGATGATGAGGACTTCGAGGAAGATGAAGAGGACGATGATTCTTCTGCAATCGAGGCACGTCTGAAAGCCGCTGTAAAGGGCGGTTCAAAGCGTCGAGGACGACGCACTTAGTAGTCGCACAGTTAGGTTTTTGAGGCGGGGGGCACCCTTCGGGGTGCCCTCTCCAGCACTCTTGTGGGGTTTTGATGCCGAGAAAGAAGATCGCAGCACCTACCGTAGACCCGCTCATGGACCTTATCGTGGGGGATATTCAAAATAAGTTTGGGACCGCTTCTGCTGGGGTTCTTTCGGCAGAGACGATTCTATGTAAGGTGGATACTTGGGCATCCACGGGATCATTCCTAATTGATAGCCTCATTCGTGCTGGTAATGATTCTACACGTCCGGTGATTCCGTTTGGCAGACTTACCGAGATTGCTGGTTTGGAGGCGTCGGGTAAGACCACACTCTGTGCTCAGATCATGGCTGACGTACAGGCTCAAGGGGG